AGGGATGGTGTACATGTACTTCCAACGGTATCCATCACCAGTGGTAATAATGCTAGTGGAAGTACCAGTAGGCTCAACTGTAGAAGGTTTACCATTGGGGTCAGACGGGGATGTTCCATTATAAATGCACTTGTAAACTTGATATTGTGAATTCACAACATAAAAGTCGGAATCATATAATTTTGTAGCACCAGAAGCAGCAGTTTTGGAGGGAGAATAGTCATGACGATACATGTCATAGGTGAATCCTAATCCACCAGTAGTTTCTTCAGGAGAAACCCAATCGATTCGTCTCACAACTTGAACCGTATCAGCAGCAAGAACTCTCTTGAGAGAGATCATGTCGTCATACGAGTCAGAGAACTCACCGAAGGAATCAACTGCCTGAGGAGGCGAGTTTTCATTATCCCACGTTTGCGGTCTTCCGATAAACAGATAAAGTCTATCTCTATTAGCACCTGCCGCTGAATCGCTCTGACTTGCGTCAGGACCTTCAAGTGCCTTAATGAATTTTTTCGCTGAAAAAATCCTAAATTGATCAGTAAGTAGAGCTGCCATTTGCTAGGTACTATTGTCCTCCTGTTTATTTATGTGCATTACGAACGAACTGTTGTCGCATATTCAATTCGCTTGATTCTGTAAGACGCACCGCCATTTCCATTAATCTTTTCTCCACCTAAAATAGCGTATGCTGCTGCGTTTGCTCCTGTTGTATCACCACCAGCATTAGTGAATGTAATTGTTGGGTGAAGGTTATATGTACCATCAACAGATTGTTGAATACCATAACCACCATTTGTGATAGTGATAGAAGCAACTTGGTCACCAGCAGTCGTCATATTAACAGTTCCTGTTGCTTGAATATCTCCGATGTTTTCTACAGCAACTGTTGGAGTTGCGGTGTAGTTTGTGCCAGGATTTTGAATAAAGAAGTCTACGATAGTTCCGTCTTGAGAGAACTCATATAATAAACCTCCAATACCAACATTAATATTACCAGTATTGAAAGGAATAACATCTTGAACTTGTAAAACAACGTTCACAGGATCCCAAGATACTACCGTACCCTGTACTCCAGAAATTGCACCTGTAACGACTTCATTTACACTGTAATTCTGACCGTTTGCATCATTTGCATCCAAGTAGATATTTAGGATAGCATTATGCTCAACTCCTTCGCTGAGTCCTCCAGCAGATGAAATTGTCGCAAATTTGAACGGAATACTCGCATCTTTAATATTGTCACCAACTTGGAACAAGGTTGTGTTTTGACCACCTTGAGTTTCTTCAATACCATAAAGAGAATTGTAAATACCACCATCAAGACTAATCTGATTTTCAAAATCAGTTCCTGTATTTACCAAGTCAGCAATACCATCTCCTAAGAATGTACCAGGATTGTTTGGATCTTCGTTTTCATCATTATCTTCAAACTTTCTATCTGCTAAGATTGAAAGAGGAGTTGTCAAAAGATTAATATTATCACCCTGAGAAACTAAAACAACGTGTGGTGCAAATCCACCAGGTGCGCTGGTTGCAACACCAGCATCAAACTGAACAATAGCATCCTCAGTAGAAGGAATACCACCGTCAATAAATGCCAATTCATCAACTTCAAATACAACTAAGAGTTCTCTAGTTGAAGGATTCCAATCATAAACCTTAGCAATTTTATTGTTTTGATTCTCAACTCTTCTAATTACTCGGTCACCAACACTAAATTTGTATGTTGATAATCCATTAGAATCATTCTGACCAGCATCAAGGATAACTCTCTGGTCATAATTAAAATTAACACCTCTAGTCAGACCAGAAAACTTACCCGCTGATTTAGAAGTATATGAAATAGTTTCTGTATTCAGAATAAACGAACCAGAACCAGGATAGGCATCAGTAGAATCAACATAGATCGTTGTATCAGATGCACCAACATCCTTAGTAAGACCAGTTAGATAGATATTGCTTGCATTGAATGCCTGACGTGCTCTTGTTTTTCTCTTGAGATTGACAAGTTTAGTAAAGATAATATTGGGTGCTGTTGTGTACCCTTTACCAGGATCTGTAATTTCAATACCAGTAATCTCACCCTGAGATATAGTTGCTTTTGCTTTCGCACCAAGACCACCGCCACCTGTAATCAATACAAATGGAGGTTCCTGATAGAATTCACCTGGATCAACAATATTGATAGCAGTAACTTTACCTGTAGTATCAACTTCTGCGGCACCTTGAGCACCTTGACCTGCTCCACCACCTTCAAAAATAAGTGTAGGAGGTGTTGCATATTGTCTACCAGCATTAAGAAGAGATAGACCAGTAACAGTCTGAACTGTAGGAGTTCCTAAGGCACCAGTTCCTTCACCACCAAGAATTTTTGCTTTTGCAGGACCAAAATAACTATCACCTTTTTGTGTCATCTTAATATAAGAGACACTACCGTTAGTATTCAATACAACTTCACCAGCTGCACCAGAAGGGAAAACATCAACAATTGCTGGTACAGTGTCTCCTTCAAATAATGGAACACTATAAAATCTAGGACCAATAGCATATGGATAAACAGGATCACCGTTACCATCTTCAGTCATGAAGTAGGCATATGTGCCGTTCGGATATTCAGGAGTTACAGCAAACTTACCATTGTATGCATCGAGAGTTCCAACAGAAGCATCGTAGATATAATCAGAAATCAAATCCCCCAAAACGTATCCATCTTGAACACTTCTAATTCCTCTATCAGAGTTTGCATATGAGAATGCATATAACAATCTAGGTGCATCAACACGAACAGTTAATCTAAGTTCTCTTGTAGTAGCAGCAGAAAACTGTGAAAGATATTGTGTGTATGTAACAGATGCTCCATCAATATAATATTCAACTCCTAAACCATAAACATATGATGTGTCACCAATGTTTGCACTATCTCCAGTGGAATGCCAAGAGTTTTCTGTAGTAGATAGTAAGAATGTATCAGCATCCATACTAGAATCATTACATTGGAAGATATAAGTTTTACCTCTATCTAAATTCAAGAAAGCTGGACGAGATCCATCAAATTGATATTGATTATTTGATAGTGTTACAGCGTATGTAACTGTGCCTGCTGTAGTAACACCAATTGAAACCCTAGAACCCTGCAGTTCTGTTGCAGTTCTCAGTCGATATGAAGAAACCTCTCTCGCTACAGCACCACTAGAATTGTATCCCCAAGGACCGTAGATGGGATATCCATCAAAGGACATACCTAAAACTTTAGAGTGACCATCTACATGCCTAGACTTATCAATGTCTGCACCAACCTGATAAAAATCTCTAGAATAATAATTGTTGGTAGGATTATATGTTTCTGAAGTTGTGTTTAAAATGATATAACCTTCATCTCCAGATTCTCCAGACATATATCTGTGATGAGCACAATGATAATAAATTCTTGCAGATTCATCACCATTCATTGTGAATAATGGTTGATACTCATTTTCATAATCAGCGGCAGGTGCCGAACTTAAACCTGTACTGTCATAATATAAAGTTCCACCATTTAATGTACCATCTTGAGTTGTACTAAATCTGATTGGATGTCCTATACCTTGTTGATTAGAAGAATCAACCTGATTAAAGATGATTAAATCATCTGCCCTTACTTGAATATTCTCTGGTGCGAAGTAATATTCGCCAGGCACAAAGGGACCGAACCTAGAAGCATCTGGTCCAAAATCAATGTAATATACATTTCTACTAACTGGATCTGCATTGATAGTAAAACTAAATCCGTTAGATCCTAAACAACGGTCACCATCGGAGAATGATGCTCCTGTAGATACATTTCTTAAGTAGATTCTAACAATATTTCCTTGACCATCTCTAGAGATCTTTGCGATCTCACCCTTTGCAATACCACCAATTTCATCTACAATTCTACCAACTTCTACTGAACCGAGATTCTCATCAACATTAGTAACAGACAACACAATGTTGCCATATTCTACTTTTACATTCCAAGTATATGATCTCTGATCACCCCAATCAAATACACCATTGTCGAGTTTAAACTCGTTAATTAATTTACTATTATGATAATACTGTACATTACCTTCAGTAATAGTATCATAAACAGAATTATTTTTGACGTAATTATATTTGATTGCATCAATAGCAAAACCTGCAGGTGCTCCACCATCTGCACCCCAATCAGGAGTGTGGAGAAGTCCACCATTTGCTAATATACCAGTTACTCTATCTAATTGATCTGCTCTTACACCAGGATTAGGAACATCCTTACCACCACGATAGATAAAGGTTTGATTGAAAGTTCTATCTACAAGAGGACCACCACCAGGTGCTCTCTCAGTCAACTGAGGAGTTGGTTTAGGATGATTGTCCGATTGAATTGTTAATCTGTCTGTTGTTGTAGCAAACGAACCGCTAGTTGGAGAGTTAGGATGCGATTGCCAAATTCTATTGACATCAAATGATGGCAGAACATTTGGAGTCTCTTGTTCTGGAACAAT